ATGCGGACGTGAACGGTCTTGGTGTCGCCGCCGACATATTGGTCGTAAGCGGCAGCCACGTCATCGACCTTGAACAGCTTCATGAACGGCCGGGCGCCCGAAGCTTTCTGGGCGGCCAGGTTTGGCAGATTGTAGGTGTCCGGATGGTCGATCAGCATGTGGCACATGCCGTCCAGCATGGCGTTATTGAACAGCTGGTGGCCGAAGACGTGCAGATGCGTACCCTGCAGATCGATGTCCTGGACCCAGGAATCGACGTCGGGGTCGGTGTTGTTGATGACCTTGAGCAGCGTGCGGAACGGCTTGGCTGACGCGGCATCAACCGCCTCGCGCAGCTTGTTCAGTGCGAAGGTCGAAGCCAAACGCGCGGTATAGCGTGTGTCCGACTCTTTCTCGTACTGCGGCAGGAAGGTCTTGTCCTGGGCGCGCATCGTCTCCGTGCCGCCGTAGACAGCGCGCAGCATTGCCGTTCGCGTCTGCATCGTGGTGGCAGCCGCCGACAATAGTCCGGGGTTACCAGTCTGCGGAGAAGGCGTGTAGGTGTTGGTGATAGCAGCCATTTTGGTGGGTGGTCCTCGTTACCAGTCGAGGACTGCCGCCCGTCTCGGTCCGAGCAGAGCGTTGAAGGCGTCGGAAGCGGCGTCGACCTGGTCGTCATTGACGCCAAGCGGGAACATTTCCAATTCATCGGTGAAGCACTGATTCCAGTGTCCCTTCACCATCTTCACGTTCTTTGCCTCGCACTGCGCAGCGAATGCCGCGGCGCGGGTCTCTTTCGGTCCTGTGGGGCGAACAGCCTTGACGATGTAGCCGGCGAGCCGGCGGATGAAGCTTTGGGCCTGACTCTTGCCTGCCTGGCCGGGGTCCTGCGGAAGGATAATCTGCACCGATCGGCCGTCGTTCTTGGCCGTCTCGAAGATCTTCTTCTCGACCCCCAGCGGGGTGTCGCGGAAACGGATGATGTTCTCGATGTAGAAGACGCCGTTGGTGTCCTTCGACATCAGCACGCCGACCGTGTAGTCGCCCTCAGCGGACGCGGCCAACTCCCAGGCACGCACGCGGACGCGCTTGGCCGGCAGCTCTGACGGGGCTTCGAACCAGTCGGCACGAAACATGCCGCCGTCGTCGGTCATCGGTTGCTGCTGGTAGAGAGCAGAGAATGACCGCTCGCCAAGAACGTCCTGGCGGTCCATCAAAGCGTTGTAGGAAAAGCGTCGCGGAGCCAGCGGATCGTTCGGCTTGCGGCGCAGCGGATCGCCGGGAACGGTGCCGTCGTCGTTGAGGATCAGCTCCTTGGTGCCATCCTCGCGCTGGATCGACTTGGTGTACGGCAGCGCCGGTAGATACAGGATCTCCCAGGGCAAACCCTTGCCATCGTTCATCAGCTCGATCAGCCGGCCGGCGATGTCGTCGTAGTGCCAGCGCGTCAGCGTCAGAACGATAGCGGCATCTTCTTCGAGACGGGTGTAGACAACGTCTCGATACCAGTTCCACTGGTCCTCGCGGAAACCTGCGGAGTTGACTTCCTTACGGTCCTTGATCGGATCGTCGATCAGAAATAGATGGGCGCCCTTACCGGTGGTACCGGTGCCGACGCCGACGGCGAAGTACTTGCCGCCCTGTTCCAGCTCCCACTCGTCAGCAGCTCGATTGTCCGATCGGATCTTGATCTGCGGGAAGAGAGTGTCGAACTCCTTGCCACGGACAATGTTGCGGACGTCGCGGCCGAAGGTGGTGGCGAAGTCTCCGTTGTACGAAGCCGAAATGACGTTCTTCTCGGGGTTCCTGGCCATGAAGTAGGCCGGGAAACGCCGGGTCGACAGTTCGCTCTTGCCGTGCCGCGGAGGCGCGAACAGCATGAGACGCTTGATCTCGCCACGCTCTACCGCTTCCAGCTTTTCAGCGACGAGGTGGTGAAACGGGTCCGCCTTGTATTTGGGGAGCGTGTATTCAGTGAAGTCGATGAGGTGCTCGCGGCCCCTCCTACGACGCAGGATTTCGGCCGCCGCCTCCTCGGGGGAGACGTCGATAAACTCGGTCACGGTAATTTCCGGATGAAATGAAAAAAGGGGCCGCCGGTTAGGCGACCCCTCCCGAAACTCCCTTACGGGACTCGCGGTTTAGATGTTGCGGGCAACTTCCGGAGCAGCAGCATCGGCAGCAGGCGCATCCGCAGCGGGAGCATCCGCAGCAGGAGCATCGGCGGCCGGCGCGTCAGCGGCGGGAGCATCGGCGGCAGGAGCATCGGCGGCAGGAGCAGCCGGGGCATCGGCGACCGGAGCGGTATCGGCCGGAGTGGCGACCGCGTCCTGCGCTTCCGCGACCGTCGCGGAGATGTCGGCGGTGACAGCCTTGATGGCCTCAAGATCTTCAGCCGAGATGCCGGCGGCGGGGGCCGCGGCAAGCTTGGACTGAAGGCTGAGAACCTGGGCCGACACCGTGTCCAGTTTTCCCTTCATCGCATCCACAGACGCCTTGAGCTTGGCATCCTGGTCGACGAGAGCCTGGACTTCGGGGGTAAGAGCCATGAATAGTTCCTTCAGATGTACGAGGTGATGTTCGACCGCCCGAAAGCGGTCATTTCCCACACGGCGTTGTTCCGAGTGGGATTCCAGGAGCTGCGAGAGCGTCTGACGAAGGTTGAGTATTTCGAAAATAGACGACATATGTCGCACCTCTTTTGGAATGAGGAGGTCCCCACGCCCGCTGGCCAAGCGGATCGTCCTGTGCTCAGGACTTCTGGTGCGGTCGAGATCGCCGGGTAACAAAAGGTCCGGCCGCCATCTCGATCCCGTCAGGGGACTTGTTCTCGGGGTTCCGTTAATGGACGTTGAGCTTCAGGGCATCGAGCTGGGTGAACACCCTGTTCTCCCAGGTGCGAACCTTGCCGCGCATCACGAAGGAATACTTCGGGTCCTTCTCGAACTCGCCGAACGGCACGGCAGCCGCTTCGACGTGCTCGGTAGCGACGGGGTCCAGCATCGGTATTTCGATGGTGGCGGTGCCGCGCTTGAGCGCGTCCTTGCCGACGCTGTCGATCGACTTGAAGAACTCGGCGGTCGAGGTCTTGTTCAGGACGATGTAGTGGTTGATGCCGTCGAGCTTGTCAGCGGTCGTCTCGATCTCGTTGAACGAGGCTATCGTCGAACCGATGATGTGCATGAACGCGAGGTTGATCTTGCCCTGGCGGGCGAGATCGAAGAAGCCGATATCGGTCAGCAGATCGAGGGTCTCTGCCAGCAGACCAGCGCGCATGTCGATCAGGACGACCTTCGAGCGGGTGATCGAGTCGAACACCTTGATCTGGTCGTTCGAGTCACGAAGGTTCACGACCGAGGCCACTTCCTTGTGGAAGCGAACCAGGTTGCCATTCGGGCTCTCGGTGTCATAGGCCTGCGTGTCCAGGCCCTGCGCCTTGAAGTAGTCGAGCAGCACGCGCGACAGGGTGGTCTTGCCGACGCCGCCCTTGTCGGCAGCGACGATCACTACGGTGGGAAGATTGGGAACAAACGACATTGGTGGAACGATTTCCTTTTTGATGGTTTGCCGACGCGGCGGTGGTTCGGATGGCGGCACCGGCACAGGTGCTGCCGGCGGAGGCGTCGGCTCCTCGGCCTGAATGGCGATGATGGGTGGCTTGGGTGGCTCAGGCTCCGCGCGCGGCGGAGCTGGAGGCGGAGGCGGATGCGTTGCTTCCGCCCTAGCCTTTTCCTGCTGCCCCATCAGGTTCTCGATGCGCTGCCGGCGCACAGCGTCAGTTACGATCTGCCGGCGCCGGATTGACATCAGTGAACACTTTCCTTCTTGGGCTCTTCCTTCGGCGGAGACTTGCGCATGGCAATCTCCATCAGCTCGGCTTCGCTCATTTCAACGGCCGGCTTGCTGATGTTCATGTTGGTGGTGTTCTCGTCCTTCTGGCCGAGGTAGTTCTTGCCGAGGAAGATGGCTGCCGGCGCATTCTTGTCGGCGAGCGACAGCTGCTTACGGCGCAGCGAGACCTTCGCGTGCATCAAGCCGTCATCCCAGACTTCGCGGGCCTCCGGACATGCGCCCAGGAAATTTGAGAAGGTCTTCTTGCAGACGCCGAGAACGGCGGCGACCTCTTCCTGGGTGCAGAACAGCTTGCCAAGTTCGCCGATCGTACGGAGGGTCTCCTCATCAGGCTGAAGCTTGGTGTTGCGCCGCTTGATCGGCTGGGCCAGGACTTCGTCGAGGAACTCAGTCTTCTCGTTATCCTTCTTGGCTTTCGCCTGGGCTGCGGCCTCGCGAGCCGCCTTTTCCTCATTAGTCGGGCGCCCACGGCGCCGCGGTGGTAGACCAGTCATTGTTCTTGTTCTCTTTGGTCTGGTTGAATTTCAGTGGACTGGGGGCGAGACCCATTCGTCTCGAAGCTGTCTGAGGTCGACAGTGAGGTGCCAGCTTTCCGGAGGCACCTTCACGATGACGAATACGGCCTCGTCCTTGTCGAGCGTCTCTTCCCCATCCCTGTCGAGGATGTTGGTGATCGGGCAAACGAACCCACCATCGAACGTGCAGGTCTCCGTCTTCAGGTCGATGACGAAGCCGACGTCGTCATCACCGATCATTTCGGAGGCTTGGGATGGACTGCACCATCCACTGGACGATTTCCTGTCTGGAACCGGATCCGAAGCGCTTTTCCGTCACCACTCCGTTCTCGACCACCAAAAGAGCCGGGATTTGGGAAAGGTGATACCGCTGGGTCATCAGCTGGCAGTGCTCGACGTTGGCGGTGTAGAATTGAACGCGGTCGCCGTATTCTTTCTCGATGTCGAGGAGGACCGGCGTCATGGCCTTGCATGGAGCGCACCACTTGGCTTCGAACTTGATGACGATGGGCTTCTTGGTTTCAGCCAGCTCGGCGACGATGCTTTGGTCGGTGATGGGTTTCATCGTGAGAAGATCTTCTTGATCGCCGAGACGCCGGCCACGCCGCAGATCGTCATGACGATGTTGTATTGCATGTCGGCATAGAGTCCTGGCAGCTTGGCGACCTGCCAGCTACCGACCTCGTGACCGAGAAGCGGAATGCTGTCGAACACGACAGCGGCGACATGGATGATGAAGATCGCGAAGGCGGTCGGGACCATCCAGGCCGTGAACCAGTGTTCACGGTCGTCCTTGCGCATGTCGGCCGCCATACGGGCAACTTCGACTTTGTAGCGCAGCTCGGCGACGTTCAGCTGGATGTCGCCGCCGATCGCCGTCTTGAACTTCTCAAGGTCGGCGTCGGTTTTCTTGTTGAGCCAGGTCAGCAGGCCGCTCATCAGCCCCGGGATCAGGGCAAGCAATCCAAACATGGTTTTACCTTATGAGGTAAATCGCCGAGCGATTTATCTTGTAAGTGAAATGGCACCAGAGGAGAGACTCGAACTCTCGCACGACAGTTTTGGAGACCGCGCGCCTACGCCAGAGGACCCTGATGTGAATGACTTCCCCAGCCCGATTTCTTCACGCGACGGAGTGACCAGTCGTCGGGACGCCTTGTTGGGGGTTGACGTGCGCCTTTCGGCTTTGATGGTGCCAGGGGGAGGAGTTGAACCAACGACCTGCGGTTTATGATTCCGCTGCTCTACCGTTGAGCTACCCTGGCGAATTGGGCGAGCCGTTAGCGGGGCGCAGGCCCAACGGCTCGGAGATATCCTGCGCTCTGCTCGCACTCGCGAGCACGCGGCTTGACGCATGGCCTCATTTAACCAGCCACCCCTATGTCTTCAGGTGACGATCGGCTGGCACCGCAGCGGGAGGTGGGAGCGGCCACCTATTTCCTGTCTTCAAAGTGGATCATGGGCTTCAGCAGTGCGATGTAGAATGGCACAAGCGCAATCATGATCGCAGCAACCTCCGGGCTCATGTAATGCAGGAGGAGCGGCTTCAGGTCGATGACCTGCAGCTGTTCAAGCAGCACGGGGAGAGCAACGGAGAAAGCCGCGATGAGAGCATGCCACCTGATACGCACGCGATCCCGAAGGTCGCGAATTGCGTTCATCGGTTTTCTCTTCTTGGTTTTTATGAAGGTGCCCGAGTTTTGCAGCAAGCTGATTTGTCTCGGGCGCCGCAGGGAGGAAAGGAGGAAACTCCCCGCTGGCAGGCCGGGCTTAGCAGTCGGTCAGCAACTACCATGCGGTGTGCTGCTCCCTGTTCTGTGCTCCGGGGATGGTGTACTAGCCGCCGGAAGCGGCTCTGGCTTTGATGCGGCGGCGTCGGCGCTTGCGCTCCAGCCGCAGCTCGGTGAATTTGAGGTTCTTGGACACCTTCTTGATTTGCTTTTTCTTCATTGGACCTCAGGCGACGTGCTCTTGCGGGATCTTCCAGTGCGGAGGCACCGTCGTCACCGTCTGGCACAGGTGAGGCACGAGCTTCTCCAGCACCCAGTCGCAGTGCTCCTTGAAAACACCTTCGCTGGGACGGATGAGCTTTGCGTGCTGGTAAAGGTTCTTGAGCGGCTGTCCGTAGACAACCGGTACCCATTCAACGGGGTCGAGTTTCAGCCAGGCGATCATCGCCTCGGCCTGCCTCTTGGAAGAGGCGACCATTGCACTAACCATGGTTCAGGCTTTCTGAGCGATAGCCCGGTCGATCCAGGCGTAGATTTCCGGGTTATCCCTGCGAGCGGCGATCTGGATGGGCGTCAGCCGGTTGACGACCGTCTCTTCACTGGCCCGCGACTTCAGCTTTGCAGCTGCCCAGCAGGCGTGATTGATTTCGTGCTCCAGGATTTCAGCGAAGTGCGAGTCGGGCAGGTCTTGTCTGACCCTGATCTCGAAGGTGAATATGTTGCATTCTCCACGGCAGCCAGCGGCTTCCGCATCGACTGGATCCCAGTGGATCAGTTTGTATTCGGAGACGCTGATCTTGATGATCGCTGGGAGCGTGTTTCGATCCTGCGGCTTGCGGCGTCGGCTAACGACAGGTCTCACGGCATCAGTCTTCTTCTTGCGGAAACAGGATGAGATCCGAGAGAGCTTCGACCTTCTCCGACAGATCCTCGATCGCGTTCGAAACCGCGTTCGCCACGACGATCAAACCAATAGCGATGAGCGCCGCACCAATGATGGTCGACATGGGACTTCCTTCAGATGATCTTGAACTTGCCGGTCGGCGATACGCGCCCTGCCCAGCCGTGGACGCGTCGCTCGAAAGCGACGAACTGCTCGGGCGTAACGCGCCAGTGCGGGCGGATCACGACCATGCGTTCGTAGAATAGACCGGCCGTGTTCTCGGATAGCGTCCTCGCCTCCCACATCTCGGTGGAAAGTCCGAAGGCGTCCATGTACTGCTCGGCGATGTGCCTGGTCTCCGCGATCACCGCGTTCCATGGGGTCGCCATCTGCAGTCTCATTGGTTGGTCTCCGGCTTGACGTATTTCGTCATGACGGCGGTCTGCGATCCCATTGAGAGGCTCGCGACGTCGCCGCCGTTGATGCATTCGATGATGCCTTCCAGGATGTATCCGCGATCGATGGCGAGCTTCTTGTAGAACTCCAGCTCGGCTTTCATCTTGATCTCGTCGATCTCCTGGTGGTGCCGGTTTGAATTGCCTCCGGCGCGGTAGTAGATCGTCCGTTCGGTCGTCATTCACGTTTCCCTGGCGGAGACCACGGCTCAGCAAACACGCCCTTCTCCATGGCCGCCGCCTGCACGGCGCGCTTCACCTCGTGGATGCGGCCTTCCTTGATTGCCGTCACAGGTGTCGCGCCGCCCAGCAGCGGGTTGCCCCTCTGCATGAAGAACGTGGCCTCGGCCACGCCCACCAAGGGGTCGAGGATCTTCATTAGCTCGTACGCCTGAAGAGCCTTTGGACTGGTCGAGATCGGATCAGGCGGCACTGCTGTTCTCCGAAAGCTTGCGGTTGACCTCCAGCTCGATTTCGTCGAGGTAGAAGTTGATCAGCCGGCGAGATAGTGTTGGCTCGCGCAGGCGCTTCTGCGCCCGGATGATGTTTCCGCGCCGCCAGCTTAGGGCGTAGATGCGGGATGCCGCGTTCGCCGCGGCGAACAGCTTTTCCATCAGCCTGACACCGACACCGCGCCCAGGACGGCCTCGACGACTTTCTCCATGGCGAAGCGCAGCAGCAGGTCGTCGGCGCTCTTGGCCGGCACGTCGTGATAGATCACTGACTGCTCGTGGACGTCCGGAGGGATCTCTGCCGGGCCGATTTCCCCCAGCGGAGGAAACCGCATCAGTCGGGTGATACCCGGGTACATCGGGATGCGGCGCCAGCAGCCGACCTCTTCCTCAAGCGCGTCGAGCGCGAGGTCGGTCAGTTCAGCTGGCACATGCGCTTGCGGCATCTCGACCTCTCGAATGGTGACCCGGGCTGCCGTTGCAGGCCACGGGCTCTGTGAAACTTGGTCTTCTGGGGTGTCAGATCGTCGCCTTGGCTGAGCGGAGGCTTTTCTCGAACTCGTTGCAGGCGTAAGCCCCGAGGATCTCCCGCATGATCATGTCGTCGAGCATCTTGCTCATGCGCCGAACGTCCTCGTCGCTGAGCGTGACCTCCGGCTCGTCGATCTGGATCGTCTGCGTGTAGGTCCCGGTGATCATCAGAACACCATGGCCGCGACGAGCAGCAGCAGGCCGAGAACGACGCCGATCGCCACGCAGACCGCGGTCGCCGCGGCGTTTCGGTTTGACTCTGGCGCGAAGCGCCCCGCCCGTTCAGCGCGGATCAGCTGTTCGGCTCGGTTCAGAATTGCTTCTCGACGCTCGATCGGGAGCCTGTTGAATTGATCCAGGACGCTCATTGGTGCCGAAACCCGAACAGGTGCATCAGGATGGTCACGAACAGCACGACGAGGACACCGATGCCGCCCGTCTCGATCAGTTGCAGGATCGTGCGGCTCATGACCGCGATGAACTCAAGGTCGGCCGTCATGTGACGATTTCCTTTCGTTTGCATTCATGCAATCCTTGGAACACGCCGAACTCCTGTCGCCTGGCCGAGCCGCATCAAGGCGGCAAGCATGGGGTTTGTGGGTCCGGGAACCGCCCAATTTCCCGGCTGATGGCCGGACCGTGTCCTGGGGGCTTAGTTACGTTTGCACGAATGCTAACGCTAATCCATCTCCTACAGCCATACCCCGGTTTTGTCAACTCCAGCCGGATCAGGAATGCAAACTGCGTGCAAATTATTGAAACCCGGGCTGTTCGATGGCATATTGGAACCATGACCGAAGAAGAAATAGCCTTCGACAAGCTGAAGACCTCCCTGCTCCAGGCCATGAAGCGGAAGCCGGGGACCGGCGTGCGCGTCACGATCGAGAGTTTCGTGGCGGCGGCCGAGCTGGTGCGCCACGACCAGGCCGAGGTCTACGAGCTGGGAGGCCAGCTGTTCATTCGCGAGCCGGTGTGACCGCTCTCACCCGACGCCCCGACAAGGACACCCACCGCGAGGGGTGGAATGTCTATTTCGGCGACGTCCGGGTCGGCTACATCGGCATTCAGGCCGGCGTACCGAACGATTGCCCGCAATGGGGATGGTCTTGCGGCTTCTCCCCCGGCTGCGACCCCGGCCAGCATTACAACGGAACCGCCGACACCTTCGAGGAGGCGCGAGCTGAGTTCGAGGAGGCCTGGGCCCGGCTGCGGCCGACGCGCAACGAGGTGCATTTCGAGATTTGGCGGCGTAACCGGGACTGGACCGCCTGGAAATACCGCATGTTCGACGCGAAGCTGCCGCTGCCGACGCAGACCAAGAACGATCGGGCGCGGTGTTTCTGCGGCGCGGAGATTACAAACCGGTCACTTGACGCGCACGTCCAGGAATCTCACCGCGGCATCGGAAACTGATTCGCAATCCCGCCCCGGACCGCATATTTTGGTCCTGGGAATGTGGGAGTTGCGTATGAGTTCACCGTCGATCATTCCGAACGACCGGCTCGATCGGGACATCTACCTCGTGCTTGAGGATTTTCGTGCCGGCGCTGCCTGGCGTGAGACCGATGAGGACGGCACCGATGCCTCGACGGTCGTCGAAGACCTTCTCACGGGCCAGTATGAGCAGCCGCTGCGGGTGGTCGCATTCAATCCAGCCGAAGGCTGGTCGCGTGATGCCACCGAGGAAATCGCCGAGGAGCTGGAACGGCGGATTGCAACGGGCCGCGAGGTTTCCCAGACGCTGCAGGATTTCATCGAGAGCAACATCGGCCGCAAGATCGGCGTCCAGCTGGCGCTGCCGTTTCGCGCCTGAAAACATCCTAAGCAGGATTTCGTGGAGGCGCCAACGGATGATAAGGTTACCCGTCGTCCGCAGCGCGCCGAAACCGGACGGAGGGCTTGGGCGGCAGTGGGCCAGCAGCGGACACAACACGCCGCAAAATGATGGACGATTTCGAGGCTCACAGGATGCTAAAGACTAGGCATGACTGGATTGGCAAGCTCGCAGCGGAAAGCGACCTAATCGCTGAAATGCAGCTTCAAACCGTGCTAAAAAACGCTGCCCTCGACCCAGATGCACTTTATCTCGCCAATTGTGACGCTCATTGTAACTTGGTTACCCGTGCGATCAGAGAGATGGTGGATTGTTCTTCGAAAGAGATCGCCCGAATCCTTCTTTGCAATCTGATCGAGCGACATACCTATGGCGCATTTGCGGAACTCGCCGCGTACGATTGGTTGATCCGTTGTCACCTCAGGATTGCACCACAAGTGGCCCTGACTGCAACTGATGTTCTTGCCACCAAAGGTTCGACACTCGACGGCAAGATTGAGCATACCGGCACCTTTTTTGACGTGAAGGCGTTCGGGTCGAACGGGCGACTTGCTCAGCGTCTGAAGGAACGGTTGCAGCAAGAACTCCCAGATGAACAGGTTCTCGTTGAGGAGTCGTGGGACCTTTCCTTTGAAACATTCCGCGATCTGATCGAGGCGGCGCCAAATATTGCCGCTGAACTCAAGCAAAAGCGGATCGTGTGGAAGGGGCGGATGGTTATTCGTCTTGACCCTACGACGGTTTCGGGGCGCAACGTCGATTCGTATCACCTCGCCAAAGAGAATGCGCTTTACCCCTTTCGCGACGCAAAGCAATTCACCCGGAATAGCCCATTTATATTGATATTTGTTGTGCACCCGTGGTTTAATGCGCTTTCAATCCACAATGACTTCGCGGGCGTAGATACGACATTTACTCGTTCGCTCGCCCGTCGCGCTTTCATGCAATTTTCCGCAGACTCAAGGCCCCTCACTTCGATAGCCAAGCACGTCCCCAATGACGTGACCCTGGCCGATGCTTCGCGGCTGTTGTCGGCACTGTTCTTTATCAATGTCTGGCCCAGGGAGGCGGACCCCTCCATTACCGATCCCATGCCTTCATGGCTTTATTTTAATCCGCGCGCTACCCATCCATTTCCGAGAAGTGGGTCCCTGTTCCGTGAGCAAAATCCCAACCGTACTTACATCGACTGCTTTACCGACGATGATTATTGAGGAGATTTCTGACTATTGCGATGGAAAGTCGTCTTCCGGTATCTCGACTCGCATTTCATGGCTCCGTGCATAGATGGCGGCCATGTCCCAGTTTGAGTTTTGCAAGCCCATTGCCCGCAAGGCCGTGCCGAGCGGCCC